AATTAATGCAAAAACTTGCGGAACGTAACGTGACCGTGATGGCGATGGATTCTGTGCCGCGTATCTCACGCGCACAATCGCTGGACGCACTAAGCTCGATGGCGAACATCGCCGGTTATCGCGCCGTTGTTGAAGCGGCACATGAATTTGGGCGCTTCTTTACCGGGCAAATTACTGCGGCCGGGAAAGTGCCACCGGCAAAAGTGATGGTGATTGGTGCGGGTGTTGCAGGTCTGGCCGCCATTGGCGCAGCAAACAGTCTCGGCGCGATTGTGCGTGCATTCGACACCCGCCCGGAAGTGAAAGAACAAGTTCAAAGTATGGGCGCGGAATTCCTCGAGCTGGATTTTAAAGAGGAAGCGGGCAGCGGCGATGGCTATGCCAAAGTGATGTCGGACGCGTTCATCAAAGCGGAAATGGAACTCTTTGCCGCCCAGGCAAAAGAGGTCGATATCATTGTCACCACCGCGCTTATTCCAGGCAAACCAGCGCCGAAGCTAATTACCCGTGAAATGGTTGACTCCATGAAGGCGGGCAGTGTGATTGTCGACCTGGCAGCCCAAAACGGTGGCAACTGTGAATACACCGTGCCGGGTGAAATCTTCACTACGGAAAATGGTGTCAAAGTGATTGGTTATACCGATCTTCCGGGCCGTCTGCCGACGCAATCCTCACAGCTTTACGGTACTAACCTCGTTAATCTGCTGAAACTGTTGTGCAAAGAGAAAGACGGCAATATCACTGTTGATTTTGATGATGTGGTGATTCGCGGCGTGACCGTGATCCGTGCGGGCGAAATTACCTGGCCGGCACCGCCGATTCAGGTATCAGCTCAGCCGCAGGCGGCACAAAAAGCGGCACCGGAAGTGAAAACTGAGGAAAAATGTGCCTGCTCACCGTGGCGTAAATACGCATTGATGGCGCTGGCAATCATCCTTTTCGGTTGGCTGGCAAGCGTTGCGCCGAAAGAGTTTCTTGGGCACTTCACCGTTTTCGCGCTGGCCTGCGTTGTCGGTTATTACGTGGTGTGGAATGTATCGCATGCGCTGCATACACCGTTGATGTCGGTCACCAACGCGATTTCAGGGATTATTGTTGTCGGAGCACTGTTGCAGATTGGCCAGGGCGGCTGGGTTAGCTTCCTTAGTTTTATCGCGGTGCTTATAGCCAGCATTAATATTTTCGGTGGCTTCACCGTGACTCAGCGCATGCTGAAAATGTTCCGCAAAAATTAAGGGGTAACATATGTCTGGAGGATTAGTTACAGCTGCATACATTGTTGCCGCGATCCTGTTTATCTTCAGTCTGGCCGGTCTTTCGAAACATGAAACGTCTCGCCAGGGTAACAACTTCGGTATCGCCGGGATGGCGATTGCGTTAATCGCAACCATTTTTGGACCGGATACGGGTAATGTTGGCTGGATCTTGCTGGCGATGGTCATTGGTGGGGCAATTGGTATCCGTCTGGCGAAGAAAGTTGAAATGACCGAAATGCCAGAACTGGTGGCGATCCTGCATAGCTTCGTGGGTCTGGCGGCAGTGCTGGTTGGCTTTAACAGTTATCTGCATCATGACGCGGGAATGGCACCGATTCTGGTCAATATTCACCTGACGGAAGTGTTCCTCGGTATCTTCATCGGGGCGGTAACGTTCACGGGTTCGGTGGTGGCGTTCGGCAAACTGTGTGGCAAGATTTCGTCTAAACCGTTGATGCTGCCAAACCGTCACAAAATGAACCTGGCGGCTCTGGTCGTTTCCTTCCTGCTGCTGATTGTATTTGTTCGCACGGATAGCGTCGGCCTGCAAGTGCTGGCATTGCTGATAATGACCGCCATTGCGCTGGTATTCGGCTGGCATTTAGTCGCCTCCATCGGTGGTGCAGATATGCCAGTGGTGGTGTCGATGCTGAACTCGTACTCCGGCTGGGCGGCTGCGGCTGCGGGCTTTATGCTCAGCAACGACCTGCTGATTGTGACCGGTGCGCTGGTCGGTTCTTCGGGCGCTATCCTTTCTTACATTATGTGTAAGGCGATGAACCGTTCCTTTATCAGCGTTATTGCGGGTGGTTTCGGCACCGACGGCTCTTCTACTGGCGATGATCAGGAAGTGGGCGAGCACCGCGAAATCACCGCAGAAGAGACAGCGGAACTGCTGAAAAACTCCCATTCAGTGATCATTACTCCGGGGTACGGCATGGCAGTCGCGCAGGCGCAATATCCTGTCGCTGAAATTACCGAGAAACTGCGCGCTCGTGGTATCAACGTGCGTTTCGGTATCCACCCGGTTGCGGGGCGTTTGCCTGGACATATGAACGTATTGCTGGCTGAAGCAAAAGTACCGTATGACATCGTGCTGGAAATGGACGAGATCAACGATGACTTTGCTGATACCGATACCGTACTGGTGATTGGTGCTAACGATACGGTTAACCCGGCGGCGCAGGATGATCCGAAGAGTCCTATTGCTGGTATGCCTGTGCTGGAAGTGTGGAAAGCGCAGAACGTGATTGTCTTTAAACGTTCGATGAACACTGGCTATGCTGGTGTGCAAAACCCGCTGTTCTTCAAGGAAAACACCCACATGCTGTTTGGTGACGCCAAAGCCAGCGTGGATGCAATCCTGAAAGCTCTGTAACCCTGACGGCCTCTGCGGAGGCCGTCACTCTTTATTGAGATCGCTTAACAGAACGGCGATGCTTTGACCTCCCGCTGTTTGTTCAAGCGCAATTTTGACAATAATTGTTAACGGCACGGAAAGCAGCATACCCACCGGTCCTAACAACCATCCCCAAAAAATCAACGACAAAAATACCACCAATGTGGAAAGCCCCAGCCCACGTCCCATGATGCGCGGCTCCAGAATATTGCCGAAGACCAGATTAATCAGCAGATATCCCGCCAGCACCAGCAACGCTTCGTAGAAGCCATTAAACACCAGTACCTGAGCGATAGGGGGGATTGCCGCGAGAACTGAACCAATATTAGGGATGTAATTAAGCGCAAAGGCCAGCAATCCCCAGACAAAAGCGAAGCGAACATCGAGTGCGGCGAGCATCGCCCAGGCGACCAGGCCGGTGATGATGCTGATGGCTGTTTTCAGCACCAGATAATGAGAAACACTGTCAATTGCACGTTGAATCGCCGCCATCCCTTCAACCGGACGCGCCATCATTTGCTGAAATTTTCCGGGCAATTGTGGCACTTCGAGCAGCATAAACAGCACCGTCAGCAGCAATAAAAATATTGATGACATGGCATTAGATAACTGCGTCAATAAGTTGGTGAGCAACGTCATCGCCGCGTTCGGATCAATGTAATGCGCCAGCTGGTCAACTGAGACGTCAATCCCTACGCGTTGCAACAACGGCTCAAGAGCTTGCAGCGGCGTCATAATAGAGTTGCGATATTGCGGTAACGTCCGCGTCAACTCGTTGAGCGCGGAACCCAGATAAGCTAATAGCAACACCATCGCCATCACGATGATGGTCATCAAAATCGACACCGCCAGTACACGCGGCACTCGCCAGCGGACCATGTGTTGCACCAGCGGGTTAAGAATAACAGCATTTTATCATTTAGTGTTTTTTGCTGTTTCATAATGTTTCAGGCTGTGCATTATGTTTTTGATTATCAACAGATTTGTGATTTTCCTTGTTCCAGCTTGTTTCACGTTGTAGCCCTTTGTGCAACGATCGGTGTAGTCACTGGTGTAGTCACTTTTTCGTAAAGAGGGGGTAAAACGTGAGCAGAGCAATGAACAAACTGAGCGATACCTTGCTAAGGAAACTTCATGGTAAGCCAGCGGAGAAAAACACGTTTTATAGTGATGGCGGAAACCTGAGCGTGAAATATTTAACATCAGGGAAATTGACCTGGTATTTCACATACAGGGCCGGAACGGGAAGGGAGACACGACCCGAACGCATTAAGCTGGGAAGTTATCCTGATCTGAGCCTGAAAGCAGCCAGGGAAAAAGCCGCACAGTGTCGCACATGGCTGGCTGAGGGGAAAAATCCACGTCATGAGATGAATTACACCGTACAGGAAGCGTTAAAGCCCGTAACGGTTGGCGATGCGCTCACCTACTGGCTTGAGTATTACGTAAAGGAAAACCGCGTGGATTATATCGCCCTGAAAAGGCGACTTAATAATCACGTAATACAGCACATTGGTGCTATGCCGCTGGATAAATGCGAGCTACGGCACTGGCTGGCCTGTTTTGACCAGGTGGCAAAGCGAACGCCTGTTACTGCCGGATTCTTGCTACAGACGTGCAAACAGGCGCTTAAGTTCTGCCGGAGGCGGCGCTATGCAATCAGCAACGTTCTTGATGATATGAGTGTGGCGGACGTTGGGAAAAAACCGGATATAAGCGAGCGTGTCTTAAGCACCAAAGAACTGGGCGAATTATTGCAGGCACTGGACAAAAAAATATTCTCCCCCTACTACATCGCGTTAATCCGCCTCCTGATTGTGTTCGGATGCCGGACGGTAGAACTGAGGTTATCGGAGATCAGCGAGTGGGATTTTACCGAAATGCTCTGGACCGTGCCGAAAGAACACAGCAAAACGAAGGTGGCAATATTCCGGCCCATACCGGAAGCAATACTGCCGTTCGTCACGCAGCTGGTGGAGCAGAACAGGCACACGGGCTTATTGCTGGGGGAAGTGAAACAGGAGGCCAGCGTATCGCAGTATGGAAGATTAGCGCACAGGAGGCTTAATCATCCTCACTGGTCACTGCATGACATCCGGCGCACCTTTACAACCATGCTGAACGATTTAGGCGTTGATCCGCATGTCGTGGAGCAGCTTACAGGCCACCAGATGCCAGGAATGCAGCGAGTTTATAATCATTCCCGTTATCTGGATGCTAAACGCAATGCGCTGGATATGTGGATGGAGCGGTTAGGGATACTGGCGGGAACACATGAAAACGTAACCGCACTACCAGCAGCCAGAAGAAAATAATTTTTTTCGTGTTTTTTCAGTATGCGCATACTGGATAAGCACACAGATACAACGGCGAACAATGTGAAACAACGTGGAACAACCACGAACAAGAGGCGAAAAAGTACACAGGTTTATAAGTGACTGATTTTATTTGTGTGACTGTTTTTTTATACATTAGCGAATAACGCTTTAACGCGTGAGAAAAAAGGCATGAAACAATATTTTATGCCTTTGTATTAACATGAATTTAAAAGATTTTATTCTTACTGTTTCATTTTCTGTAAATCATACATCCTCAATATTTGCCATTCATCACTCTAGCGGGAACAATACGACACAATAAGACACCTGATGACTCTTTAAGAAACGAAAGGGGGGCAATAGTGTTAAGCACTGATCGGTTTATACGTGAAAAAGAATGCGAAAAACTAACCGGCCTTAGCCGTACGTGTCGCTACCGCCTGGAAAAGGCCGGACAATTCCCATCACGTCGTAAACTTGGCGGTCGTTCCGTTGGCTGGTCTTTATCCGAGGTTCTGGCCTGGAAGGATAGCTGCAAGGCAGTTCATTAATCACGCTGGCGGCACGCAGCCGCCACACATCAATCATCTGAACACAGAGCTATAACCATGAAGATTGAATATACGCCAGAACGTGGGCGGGGATTCGTTCGCCCTGGTGAAACTGAAAAACAACAAAATTGGGGTTTTTCAGACATAAAAAAAGCGGCCCCGAAATGGAGCCGCCTTTCTGAACAGATAACCCGCTGCGCCGTTTGTGTGTGTGATCCCAAACATAAGAACGGCAATGATAGTCGCTATCAGGCTGGTGGGCAATGCTATCAGTCTGGTTCAGTTCGTTGCCATACCTGCAATGAGCGCTTTTCCCTGTACTCTTTAAGGAATTGCTCAAGGGCAAAAGCACATGGCGCGAATCTTTCTGATTCATGCTCTATCTTTCTGCGCCGTCTTTTCCGTGCCGGTGATAATGTTTTGGTCAATTCTTTATCGGTCATTGTGTTGTCCTGCATAGCAATGCGCCGTAATACCTTACACCACGGCGCTGATGGTGATTACTCTGGTTCTTTAGTCTTGCGGCGCTGGAGTTCTTCACGTGCGACAGTGACGAGCTGCCCGATCTCCTCGGCGGCTTTGATTCCGAGTTTTTCCACCTGCGCCAGTGCATTGAGCGAAGAAATCAGGAGGTTTTCTCCGCTTCCTTCTGCCTGGCGGCGGGCGATTTCACCGCGCATGGCGGTTACTATGAATCCGGCGTTGCTTTCACCGTCCAGTTTTACGGATTCCATGCCTTCAATAACATCATGCGGGATCCGAGCTGTCAGTGATTGTGATTTTGCGTTTTTTGAACCTGTAGCCATCTGTAATCCTCTCAATGAAAGTGTAAGACAATATACACATAAAAAGTCTTACATAAAAGCATTGACATGTAAGCCACCTATAAATAAAGTTACTTACACCTTGTTAATGCAAGGTGCAGAAACGACGAAACCCCGCACTGTAGGAGCAGTAACGGGGCTTCTAACCACCAACGATAACGAGAGTATCGAGGTAGCTATGAGAAATCATACCACACACCCGCAAGGGCGGGACTCGCACAACCTGAATAAATACATTTGGCGTTTTATCGCCCTGAGCACTGCACAACCGCGCGTGATTACCATTGAGGCCACCAGCGAACAGGAAGCACGCCTGCAATCCCCGGCTGGCTGCGTGATGGTATTCGCTGCCCGTATTCGTCAGGGGGTAGGCTTATGAGCCAGGAAATCACACTACAACAGGCAGTAGAACGCGCCCACCAAATCGAAGTTATTTGCGCACTGGCAGAGGATTACCCAGGCATGATGACCGACAGCGAATCAGGGGCAATCATCGGCTTACTTAAACGCCTTAGCGGTGAGGTCTGCGTATTCCTGATCGATGAACAGGAAAGAAGAACGCTTATTTCTAACGAAAAAAAATGCGGAGGGGTACATGTGCAATAAAACCACACCGGACGCAGCCGCCGCCGCACTCACTACGCTGATGCACGCGCTTATTGATATTGAATGCACAGCAGAGCTTGCACAAAAGGAAGAAAGGGAAGAAAGGGAAGAATACACACTATTCGCCCTGGAATGTATCCGATACACCGCAACGCGGTCGCTGAATGACGCTAAAAATATTCTTGTTGCTGATTGTGAAAATGGGGGGGGGGTTATGCGTGATGATCGTTTTAATTCCCTGAAACAGGAATTTTCCGGCGTTCCTGATGATGCGGCTGATGCGCTTTCGTCAATGCCAGAACTTATTAGAGCGGCTTTTTTCTTACTTTCCACGAGAGAATATAAATCAACGGGGCTTGATGTACTGAATATCGCCGCCGATTATGCGGAATATGTGGCAGAGGCGCGTTATAGAAGAAAATTTCCTGAGGATGTAAGCCATGCGTGATATTTACCACCAAACAATAGACCGCGCATTTCTTGCACTTTCTCACAGTGAAAACATGCTGGAAATATTGCGCATATGGCTTGAAACACTTGGCGACAATGAACGCGACAAACAAAAATCAAGAATTGCCACGGCATTAATAACGCTTCTTGATCCTGTAATAATGGAACTGCAAGAAATAGATCTATTGCACGACAGATATAAAGAACAGCACACCGGAGAATAAAAATAATGAAACTTAAATATTCTGGCTTAACTGCCAGTGGCAACACTCACCCTAAATTTACGCGCGGTGATATTTACCGCGACCAGTACGGCGGCACGGTAATGATTAAGGGCGTGGAAGAACGGCGCGTAACCTACCGCCGTGAAGGTTACGAATATGATTGCGTGATGCCTGTTTATCAGTTCCGGCGTGATTTTTCTCTGGTACAGACCGCGCCGCATAACGTGCCCACCAGCAACGCCAGGGCACGGGCAAACATCCAGAAGCTGAAAACCATGATTAACGGATTCAGGGGCAAGAAATGAAAAGCGCACCGAACTTAAAAAAACAGCCTTACGACAAGATGACCGAAGTCATTATTTTTGCGGGTAGTGATGCCTGGGCACATGCGAAACAGTGGCAGGAACAGGACGGGCGACTGGCTGGCGATAATGTGCCTCCCGTTGTGCTGGCTGATGATCAACTGGATGAACTGGCAGACCTGAGAATCATCGACGAGGGGCGCTATTGTGTCCGGCTGTACAAGGCAGGCCACATCAGGCCATCAAATATTAATGCCATTGCGCACAAGCTGGCGGCGGCGGGTGTAACTGATGCGAATTATTACCCCGAAGGGATGCACAGCCATATGCGGGAGAACTGGCGCGAATACCTGGAACGGGTGCGCGGGAAAGAGCCGGCGGAAGAAAAAAACCACCAGCGAAAAACCACGCTACCGATGAGCGTTGGATCTACCGGATACGACACGCAACTGGATTACGTGGTTAAGGGGATTATTCCGGCGGTATCGCTATGCAGCATATACGGGGCTAGCGGGTCCTATAAATCATTCCTTGCCGGATCGTGGGCGTGCCATGTTGCCACTGGTCGCCAGTGGGGAGGCCGCAGGGTTGCACATGGTGCGGTTCTCTATGTGGTTGGTGAAGGCGGTATAGGTGTTCCGCGTCGTGTAAAAGCCTGGGAGGTTGTGCACGATGAGCAGGTGAAAAATCTGTATCTGGTAAACCGCCCCATCTTTCCGGCTGCCCCGCTTGATGTTGATGAAATGGTTATCGCTGCCCGTCAGGTGGAGCGGGAAACGGGTAAACCTGTACGCATGATTATTCTGGATACGCTGGCGCGTTGCTTTGGTGGGAATGATGAAAATGATTCCCGTGATATGGGGGCGTTTATCCGTGGTTGTGACGAACTGAAACGACGCACAGGGGCCACGGTGCTGGTGGTTCACCATTCCGGCAAGGATGAGACGAAAGGCGCGCGCGGTTCCAGTGCATTTCGTGCTTCGCTGGATGCTGAATACCGGATACGCAGGGAGGACGCAGGAAGCGAAGCGCTGGTTATCTCATGCACCAAAATGAAGGACGCGGAGGAACTCAAAGAAGCCGCATATGACTTACGCGTGGTGGAGCTTTTTACCGACGCTGACGGTGAATTAATCACGTCGCTGGTGGTGGTGGATGATCCGCGCCCTCCTGTTGAACTGGAGCGCATCGAGGAGGCAGGGAACAAGACGGAAAACCATACCGCGCTATGGGGGTGCATCCGTTCACGCACACAGAACGGCGACAAGTGCACGATCCCGCTGTTACGTGATGACATGAAAAAGCTGGGGTATGAAATGAAAAACTTCCGGCGCTGGCTGTACAAGCTGGAAAAAGATGGGGTTATTCGTATCGATGGGGATGATGTAGCGCCGCTATAAAAGTGAGGAGCAAAAGCGAGGTGGATAGAAAGAGGGCCAAAATTAGCCTGCTCTCCCTCACTTTTCGACCTGTATACATCCTCAAAAGTGAGGGGTAAAAAAATACTTATGAAACACACACATAGAAAAACCGAAAATCCCAGCTGCGACGAAGTGAGACGCTTGAAAAAGTGAGGCGAAAAAGTGAGAGGTTGCGAGAAATGACCCAAAAACGCAGAGACAGAACAGAGCCAAAATATAAAGCGTTAGACATGACTGAGCACACCTTAAAGGTGGCAATCAGAACGATAGACCGCCACACGCGGGAAGGATACGCGAAGGAACATCCCGACCTGATAAGCGCATTCATGACCACGGCGGCGGCAAACTTTGCCACGCTGACAGAACGGGAGATTGCCGAAGCGGAACAGGTAACAACCATCAACGTTAAAACCGGAGAGGTGGAATTATGACGGCACAGATAGCCGCTTACGGGCGGCTGGTGGACGACCCGCAGGTAAAACAGACCAGCAAGGGCACACCGATGACTCTGGCGCGTATGGCGGTATCGTTGCCATGCAGCCAGGCACATGACGGACAGGCGACGTTATGGTTATCGGTTATCGCATTTGGCAAACAGGCCGATTTCCTGGCTAAACATCAAAAAGGCGATGTTGCCAGCGTATCCGGCACGATGCAGGTAAGCCAGTGGACCGGACAGAACGGGGAAACACGGCAGGGGTATCAGGTTATTGCAGACAGCGTAATCAGTGCCCGTGCGGCACGTCCTGGCGGGAACAGACGCAAAACCACAGGCACACAGGGTAATCAGCCACCAGCGGGAGGCGATGACCCTTACGGTGATGATATTTCGTTCTGAGGGGGTGACGATGGTACATGACCGCATAGCGGAGGAACTAGAGGCGAAAGGCTTTTACCGGAGGGCGGCGGCGCGATGGGGTGAAGTCATGCAGCTGGTGGAGACAGACAAGGAACGGCATCACATCACGATGCGACGGCTGGAATGTTCAAGGAAGGCACAGAGGGCACCGGAGCCGCCGGATAATTTCGGAGACCTGAAAAAGGCAGTCGATCGCACTTATGCCGAAATGGGTATAGATGGTGCTGGTGATGAAATATGGCGCAATTACCAGGACAGCTAATCAAACAGCCGGAGAAATCCGGCTTTTTTTGCACCAGTTGAAACGGTATGGCGCATTACCGGGTTTTCGTCACGGTCAGGCATAGTTACTATCTGAAACAAACAGACACAACAGAGGAAAAAAACAATGCCGATGAAATTTGATGAGATATTAAAACAGCGTGATAAATACCATGCTGACAACATGGAGACGATGAGCATCAATGATTACCGCGCATTCCTGGAGACGGGCGCACTGATTGAAAAGGATCAGCATGGTTTTGTGAGATGTGCTCTGTCCGGTGAAATGCTGGCGGTAAATCCTGAACAGATAGATGCATTGATAGAATTTCTGAAAGAGATCAGAGACTGAGCCAGCACACAGCACACATAGCCGGAGCAATCCGGCTTTTTTGCGCCCAAAAAAAGCCCGATAAGGTCAGAGGGTTCTTATCGGGCTTTTGCATATGAGGTTTTTGGATGCACTGGCGTTCGTGATCGGGATAATCATTTCATAATTTGCAACATAACTCAATATCATTGCATAAAATGCAATTCTGATTATAATCAGGACTGGATAAACATCCAGTTATGATTTTTTAAGTCGAAGAGGAATTTCTTACTATGGCTGAAGAGAAAAAAGGCGGTGTTTCGGTGTACATAAGCCCCGACATCGTGAAGGCGCTCAAGGAACGCCACCAGCAGAACGTAAAAGCAGGCATTGCGGCAGGACTTGATCCGCTGGCGATGGTTGAGCCGTCAACAGGCTGGCAGGTCCGCGCCTATTTACGCGCGGCGCTGGGCATGAATCAGACGCATGGAGGTGAATAATGGCAGGCAAAGCAACGGCACTTAACACTAACCAGCTTTTCGCGTACCTGAATCGCGGGGATATTGCAGAATTTAAATTCAGTCCGCTGTTTACCACGCTGTTTTTCCCGAACGTGGCGACCTTCAACACCCAGAACATCATTCTGGACACCCTGGACATTGAAGAGGTTACGATGTCAGCGTTCTGTTCGCCTATGGTGGGTAGTCAGGTCCAGCGCGATAAAGGGTACGAAACCAGCACGATTAAACCAGGCTACATGAAACCCAAACACGAAATCGATCCAACAAAAACCATCATGCGCATGGCTGGAGAAGATCCGGCACAGCTTAACGATCCTACCTATCGCCGTATGCGCCTGATTACTGGCAACATGCGCCGCCAGATAAACGCCATTAAGGCACGCGTGGAATGGCTGGCGGTGAATGCGGTAACGACCGGAAAAAACCTCATTGAGGGCGAAGGCATAGAACGCTATGAAATCGACTGGAAGATCCCGGAAAGCAATATCATAGAACAGGCTGACGGTAAAAAATGGTCTGAGCTGGATAAAGAAACACACGATCCAATCTATGACATCGAGCTTTATGCTGATCAGGGCAATTGCCCCGCAAACGTCATGATTATGGGCGCTGAAGTATGGCGCACGTTACGCAGCTTTAAAAAATTCCGCGAACTGTACGACCTTTCCCGTGGTTCAGAATCCGCCGCAGAACTGGCCTGTAAAAACCTGGGTGAAGTGGTGAGCTTTAAAGGCTATCTGGGCGATATTGCCCTTGTCGTCTATTCCGGCAAATACACTGACAGCGACGGCACCGAAAAATATTTCCTTGAGCCTGATTTGCTGGTCCTGGGTAACACCAACAATAAAGGGCTGGTGGCCTATGGTGCGATTATGGATCAGGAAGCGGTCAGAACGGGCGCAACGCAAAACATGTTTTACCCGAAAAACTGGATTGAGGACGGCGATCCGGCGATTGAGTACGTGCAGACGCACAGCGCACCGCAGCCGGTACCGGCAGATATTCGCAAATTTGTTATCGTCAAAATTGGTTAACGGGGGGATTCTATGGACACTCCATACATTGAGTTATTTGCAGGTAGTCAGCAGGTATCCACGACGCTGGTACATTTTGCTGCTGATGCTGGCGTTATTCAGGAATTTACCCCGCTGATGCTGGCGGAAAATGGCGAGTTTAAGCCGTGGGATGGTCAGGAATCTGGCAAGGCTGTTTATCTGACCTCGTACCCCGTGGACACGTCGACGCAGAAATCAGCACAGTGCTACAAGACGGGGATATTCAATATTGCCGCCGTTAACTGGCCTGAGAGCGCCGACACCGACGCGAAAAAATGCGCCGCCTTTGCGGGTTCTGGCGTATCCGTTCAGCCGCTGGCGCGATAAGCAGGGGGAACGATGGCAACGAATGAAAGTATCATGACGCTACCGCTGGCGAGTAAATTTAAAGCCGAAGCGCGGGCAATGGCTGACAGAGGTTTATCAACCTACGAGGCCGTATATCAACTTAACAGCCTGGAAGAGAAGGACAAGCCGCGCGCTGATGCGATTATGGCGCTTCATGAATCTGACGACTATCAGCCGCTGTTACGTGCAATGGCAAACGTGCCTTGTATTGATGTTGATACGGCTAAAAACATCCTGAACATGACCATAGAGCAGGAACGCCCGAAGGTTGCACCAGAGCTTACCGCAGCCTTTGAAAACTTTATGGACATGCACAGCCCACAAGCCGTATCAGCTGGCATGGCATACGATGGCAGAAACCCGGGCGATGACGGCGACATCGATCGCATACTGAAAACCATCTGAGACAAGGCCGGAGAAATCCGGCTTTTTTGCGGGTCCTTTCCGGCATATGGACCTGTTACGGGGCGGAGACCTCGCGGATTTTCGCTATTTATGAGCCTTTTCAGGGGGGTGGTGGTGGTTTTGTTGTTTGATCTATCTTTATGAATGAAAAGGGAAAGATGCAAGCAATACACCAACCTGAAGCAGTAAT